TACTCCGCCCAAGGGCAGCAAGACCAATTCCCCCGCAATCTGATCCACCGGCAGATACCATACGTTCATGCTGTTCTTTTGCAGGAAGTAGATGCGCTGCTTGTAAACCCACACATAGGAAAGGTCTGCCGTGGTCAGGGTCGGGTGTGTCACTGGGAAGGTGATGGCTGCCGCCGTAAAGGCCGTGCCGTCATACCCGAATGCGTCGTCCATCCCGTTCACGCCAATCAGGAACTCGCCGCCCGCCGTCGCAAACTGCACCACGTTCCAATTGCCGCTGGTCTGGCCCGTCAGCACGTCAGGCCCGGCGAAGGTGTTCGGGGCCACAACAGTGGTGATGTCTCGAATGCCTGTCGAGATCGCCGCGAACATCTTCTGAATCGCGCCGCTGATGTAGGTGAAGATGGACAGCACCGGGTCATCGGCCACGATAGACGCGCGGCGAATGATGCCCCGGCGCAGGACAACGCCGGTTGCAGTCGGGAACCAATCGTCCAGAACTGCGGCCCCCGGCGGTTGGTTCGGGTCTCGGGCCAAGGCGAGGTTGCGGTTGGAAACCTTGCCGCCGGTTGGCGCAGGAAAGCTGGCTAGCTGGCTGCGGCGCGGCTTGCGTTTTTGCGTCGGAACTCTCACCGCAAAGCCGTTCCCGTGTATGCAATGCGCGCACCACCGAAGATGCGCGTCGGGCTGCGGTAGATCCTTGCGCCCCGGTCGCGGGTTTGTTCTTGCGACAGCGCCATTTCATAGGTCGCCAGCGCCTCGGAATACTCAAGCCCCTTCTGTGCCATCCATCGCCAGATCAGCCCCAAGGTCAACAGCCGCTCAGGCAGCACAAACGTATCCGTGTCCGCCGTGAATGCCGTCTTGGGCACGTCAGCATCCGACATCGCATAAAGATTGCTGATGTAGGGATACTCCGCATTGCCCACGGGCGCGGGGTAGAAGTTGAATTCGTTCCCGATGATGATCCAACCCCCAGGCGAAATGATCGCATAGCTGCCGGACTTGAATTGCAGCCATTGGTTCACCGAATGGAACGGCTCATATCCCCAGAACCATGACGCTGCGTCCTCGATCCCGCCCGCGCTCACCATCCGGTCATAGTCGGACGGCAGGGCATACACTTCCCCGCCGTCCGCTGTGATCGTGGCAATCTTGGTCAGTTGCCGCCAGTCGTGCGACTTGAGAATGTCGGTCGCCACCTCATTGGCAAGGTCGGTCATTTCCACCGCGATCTGCACCGTTGATGCAAAGGCCTGCGTGATGGTCACGCCGGTCGTTCGCAGGGCGGCGGCGCGGATCGCGGTGAAGGCGGTCATGTCAGGCCCTCGCTGCCATCAAAAGGCCCGACATTGCCTTGCGCATGTAGTCATCCTGCAGCTTTTGGGCCTTCAGGATAACAGCGGATTGCTCCGGCGTATACTTGAGGGTTGGGCCTGTCACTTCTTTCCATGTGTAGAGAATGAAGTATGTCTCATCCTCTGCATTCTTCTTGGGGATGAATCCATCTTCGATTCTGGCGTCGTAATGTTCCCCGTGCCACACGCCGTCATCCCCGAGGACATAGCCTTGAAGGTTTAGGACTGCGACAGTGTTTGCCGTGCGCTTCTGGTCCATCACGCCCCTGCCTCAGTCAGCATCCGTACCAGCGTTTCGCGGCTCGGATTGCCACGCGGACGCGCCCCGACTTTGGCCTCAATGGCGTCTTTCAACTCCACGTCTGACATGGCCTCATAGCCATCCGGCAGGATTGCAGCATCGGCCTTGGCGTCAACCGGGATGGGGTTCTTCAGGGCCTCAAGTTCTGCCCGCAGCGCCGCCAGTTCCGCAGAAACAGCACCGCCCGCCGCGCGGTCCTCCATGTAGCGTCGCGCCATGTCCTTCAGGGCGTTCTGGTTCATGCCCAGCGCCTTCAGGTTGGTGCCCTCCATGGAATGCAGGGCCTCAATGCTGTAGATTTTCAGCGCGCGACACAGGGACAACTGCGCCCCGGAAATGCCGTATTGCGACAGCTTCTCAAGCGGGGTGCCGGATGCGTGTTGAGCGGCCCCTTGTTGGAATTCGGCGTATTGCTTGGCGAACCGCTCCGCATAGGTCACCACATGATGCCCGTCCATGCGATACATGGACAGTGCGGGCAGGACCGGCGCATAGTTCTTGTCGCCCGCGAACCGAAGCTCGACCACCTCAATCGTCTCCATGACGGCTTCGCCCTTGATCTCCGACTGCGGGACGTTTTCCAGCGTCTCAAAACGGAAATAGGGGGTGATCAGATGTTCCAGTTCTGCGTCGGGCTGGTGGATGCGTTCAAATTGCATGGTGTTTCCTTGTCTGAGAAGGGAAGGGCGGGACCGCAGCCCCGCCCCGTTGTCATCAGGTCGGAACGGCGTTGTGCGCGCCGCGCCGAACGTGGAAGTATTGCCCGTTCAAGATCGCGGTGTTGACGGGGGTGAAGAACCCACCCGCGCCGGTTGCCACGGTATAGGCCGGGAAGGTGATGGTCACCTGAGTTCCCGTGGTGGCGGTAGCTGCGATGTCAGCCGAAGCCCTCACCCAGATATACTCGCCGCCGTCGCTGCCCATTTCGGTGTTGCCTAGGCGATAGGACGCCTCGGCAGTGCTAACGCCGCCGCTGGAAACGCCAAGCTGGCTGTCCCAGAAGGGCATCGCGGTGTAGACCCGGTCAAGTTCCGGGCCAAGCTGGGGGGTGGTGCGAAAACCAGACATGTTCTGTTCCTTTAGTTCATCCGCGCTTTGCGGGGAGGTTCCTGATGTCGCGCCCGATCAGGCGCGCCGTGATTTTCGTGATAGGATAGCAGGATTTCTCCCGCAATCCTGGCGGCGACAGCTTCGGCGCGGGTGTCGTAGGTGCCAAGATGGACCTCTTCGCCAGCAACTACATTGATCCGGGCTTGCCATACGTTATCTCGCTTGTGCAAGGACACGCCCGACACTCCTGATTTGTTGCTGGCATATAGCCTTTTGTTCGTTGCGTTGACCTGCATTGAAACATCACGCAAGTTTTCCCAACGGTTTTCGGACCTGTCACCGCTCACATGGTCAATGGTAATCGGGTCGTCGCCCGTCATCATTTTCCAAATCACGCGATGCGCCTTATAGACTACACCATCTAGCATGATGGTCACATATCCCGATTTAGATAGCGACCCTGCGGGTTGCCCCGCTCGCAAGACATTCCAAAGCGCCGCCTTTTCCGAAGCCGAACGGCGTGGCGTGTCGGCAAAAGAGCTTGGCTCTCTTGCCCTCCACGTCAAAACACCACTTGTTTCGTTATAGGTAAGCAACTCACTCAGCCTTTCGACAGATGGTAGTGCCTTGTAGTTTTCTGGCCTGGCCATGCCGGTCTCCTTATTGACATGGCCAGACTACACCCGTTTACGTTTTCTGTAAACCCAAGTTATGCCGTAACAACTCTTACTTGGAATCTTGGGTTTTCGGCCACAAGCTCCCCTGCCCACTCGATGCCCTGAGCGATGGCATCTTGGTTGATCGGGCGCATCCCCTCGCCGGGATGGAACGGCACGAAACGCTTGGACGGGAATTCGTAGATCGCCATTCCTTCCGGGTCCAGAGCGTAGATCGTGTTTGCAGGCATGACGTTGCCAACGCCCGAGGCGCAAACAATGTCAATCGCGCCCGCAGGCGTCCAGACCGAAAGGGCCTCGAAGCCAGCGAAGGCAGTGCCGGGGTTCGCGCCAACGCGGGTCGTGATGCGCTGATGCGCGACCAGCGAAGCCGAGATCGCCTGATACGACAGGATGTCGCAAATCCACAGGCGGGGGTAACGCTGGCCCTTGGACCGCAGCGCCGCAATCCGTTCGATCATCGGGCGGGCCGTGGTCGAGTTCCACGCTGCGCCGATGGTCGGGAAGTCGGTCGTGGCGTTGTAGGTCGTAGTGCGCCAGATCGTCTGCGTTGCGCGGTCAATGCCGCCGTAGGTGCCCGAGTTGGTGATGATCGGCACAGCGCCGCCCATACCGATGATCGAACGCCCACCAGTGCCCGTGCCGTCGCCATGCAGCGCCGTCTCGAACTCCTCGGCTGCGGACATTTCCGCCGCTTCCAGGTAGGTGGACATCAGGTCGAGGATTTGGCCCCGGCCTTCGTTGAACATCAGTTCGGTCCCGGTCAGCGAGAACATGGAAACAACGCGCTTCCAGGTGAACACTGCCGAGTTGATCAGTTCCTTCGGATCGACGCGAAGCTTGTCGTAGCCGGTGCAGGGCTTGTTATCGCAGGCCTGTTTATGACCTGCTTCTATGACTTTCGAGATATGTGAGTGCTGCATCAAGAAAGCCGGGCCGCTCAAGAGGGGCGAGGCTGATGTTGCACTTGTTGCAGAGAAGCCCCCGAATAACGCCAGTGCCGTGACAATGGTCAACGACAAGGGTGTCTTCGGATATGCCACACTGGCAAATCGCACACCTGAAGGATTGCTTTTCAAGAAGCCAGATGACCACATCCCGCCCAACGCCGTAGCGCCTTTGGTAGTGAGCATTTCGGCGCGCGACCGTGTGGCGTTCTGGGTTTTTTGCAACCCAGTCAGCGTTGGTCTTTGTAGCGCGTTCTCGATTTTTTGCTTTCCACTCACCCGCGCGGCGCGAATTACACGCTTTGCAGTAGGCATAAACATAGCCAGTCTTGCGAACGGGGAAGTCGTCAAGCGACTGGACCCTTCCGCAATCTGCGCAC